AGACGGCGGCCACTACACCAATGCAGCATGTAACAACCGCCGCCCATTCGGTCGGCGTCATTCCCCAGTAACTCCGAAACTTTTGTCATTTGGGTTTAAGTAGCGCAAAACGACTGGTGCAATTGCTGCAACCCCTGCCATAAGCAACGTTTTTGGATCAGTCACGCCAGCCATGTAAAGCGTCAAAACGGCAGCTAAAAATGAGCGTCCCCATGAAGCTGCTATTGCTTTGGCTTTATCCATTTTTTTGTCTCCTTTTTTGGTTTTACTACTTTTGCGGGTAATTCAATTTTTGGGTATTCGCCCTTGTAAGGCACAAATTTTGGCACGCCAAAACCGACAATGTCGCGCTTTAATGATCGTTGCTTGATCATGACCATGCCGCCATTGCGTTGGTCGCCTGTCCCAGATGTGTTGCCCTCAATGCAGGTAACAACGTCGCTGCCATGATCAAAAGCAATAACAATGCCGACGTGACTTATACGGTCAATGCCGTCATGTGGAAAGTCCATAAATGCCAATGCGCCCAGACTCGGCAAATTTGACCAACGGCTAGTTTCCTTAAATTTATGTGCACCAACAGCTGTGCTGACGACGCTGTGCATTTTGACACCAGCTTGATTTGCACACCAATTGACAAAAGACCCACACCACGGTTGACCGTCAAAGCCAGTAAATTTGCCGTACTTTGTGAGGTTGTTGCCTTCCTCAACCGTACCAATCTCAGTTGCTGCGACTTCAATTAGCCGTGCATTTGTGCCGTCTGGAAACATTACAAACCCAACGCAATTAAATCGTCTGTTGTCAAGCCAAGTGCAGCAAGTTTTGCTTTGACAGGTTCTTTTGCCGCTTCAAATGCTGCGTACTCCGCTGCTTCGGCGGCTTTTGCTGCCTCAAACTTTTCGCGTTGCTTTATTTCGGCAGGCGTCTCGTCACGTTCAGTGAACGTCTCCTCGCCTGTCATCACATTAAATTTTTTTTCTGTAATTTTCATAATTGCTCCTTATGCCGTTGTATAAACCCAGATTTTGCCAGCATCAAAGTCGCCTGATGATGACAAAATAGAAACAGAACTGACTGTGCTAGAACCTGTATAAACACCACCGTAAAAACGTTGATCATGTCCCGTTGCACTACCGTCACCGCGTTTGCCACCACCGACGCCCCAAAACGCTTTGACACCAGCTGCATTAGCACCTGAAATAAACATGTACGCCGTTACTGGACTTGCACCACCTGACGCGTTGCTCATTGTTCCTGTGTAAATTGAAGTTTGACTTAGCAGCGCGTCGCTGGAAAATAGACCAGGCGAATAAGACGCTGCTGCAGTGTTGTCAACCTGAAAAGAATTATAATTAGAACCTGTGTCTCCGTTAATTCGCCATTGAAAAGCAGAACTAACATTTGCGCTAGAAGCACTAGAGATTGCCACTAAAATACTGTCTTTACCTGAAATGCCGCTGACGGTAATTGTTGCAGCCCCAGTCAGGTCTGTACCGCCTGAGTTTAACAATGACCAATTTGCGCCAGGCGCGCCCGCTGGTGCTGCCCATGTTGGAACACCGCCTGCAACAGTTAAGACATTGCCTGTGCTTCCAATGCCCAAGCGCGTGTTTGTGTTTGCCGTAGCTGATGAATAAGCAAGATCGCCAAGCGTTGTGCCTGGTTGCAATGCCTTTAGTCGAGTGTCAACTCCCTGCAATGCGACGTCGAAGTCTGCTGGAAGGTCTGTGACCAAGTCCGTTGACGTTGGAAGCACAAAACCATAATTGGTCGTTGGATTTGCCATTTGTTCCCCTTTTCTACGCCACTATTGTGGCATTTTCCCAGTCTAAAGTCGGCGACACGCTATTCCAGAGTTCAGTAATTGGCACGTCATTCCAACGCATTGCCTGCAATGAATAAGCCAATGGCGATAAAAGCAAAGTGACCGAAAGTTGGTTGTAACTAGCTCTGAACGACCAGCCTTCAACAAAACCTTGAAAGGTACCTGAATTCATGTTTAAGGGCAGGTTTTGCAGCGCAATGGCTTCACCCATAAAAATGCTGATTAGGTTGTCACGGTCAGCATTGTCAATTTCAGGGTTTGTTAAGTCAAAAGAAATTTCACTAAAAATTGGCTGAGGGTTGGCACGCAATGACAAATAAAATGCAGCTTGTGCCGTGGCGTCAGCTGAGTCATGTAACGTCGTTGTGATGACTTGAGCAAGATTGCCGTAAATAGCAATTGACGCTGGATCGCTGTCTGATACGTCATTTTGACTAGTTGTGCCGTATTTGATCGTTATTGCATTGCGTACGTCACCCACGCGGGTGTCAATACGTAGACCAGCTGCGCGGGCATGGCGGGCGTCAAGATCGACATACCCATTTGCTGCAAGGTAATTGGTGCGGTGGGTCGAATCTGCATAACCAATGCGGCCTTGTGCGTCCTCGTATAGATAACCTAATCCAGACGTTGCCAATGCTGCGACTAACGAATACACGTCAATTGGATCAGCATTGCCAGCACGTGCCGACAAGTCATAATTGCCTGGACGATCAATTTCACCCAGTCCAGTATTGCCAGCATTTGCCCATGTTGTTGCAGGATCGTAAGTCGCCCACGTCAGTGACCCTGGTACTTGTGCCCATGAAGCAAACAAAACCTGTGACAAAACTTCATAAATCTGATCGCCGTCAAAATCGCGAGCGAGTGCGTCAGTGAAGATAACTTTTGGCAAACGAGCTAATGCGCCCAATGCTGTTATGTTATAGGTCTGTGTAAACATGGTTGAACCTACGTCGCGTACTTCCAAACCAATGTCGACGACATTGCCGCCAAAAATCGGCACAAATGTCCCTGACGTGTTTTTGATTGAAACGCCAATTGTAGAATTGATTGAAACTGGGATTGCTGCTTGATTGACGTCGATTAGCTGAATGTTGACATATCCTGCCTGCGCCTGCTCGTAAATGTTTGTTCGACCGCTGCGAATAACAAGGTTTGCCAAAACCGCGTCAGTGTATTCAACGCCGTCAATTTCAACCAGCCAAACTGGATTCCACTGCGTCATGCGATTTGCAGGTTAGTTGCGCCACCTGTGCCGCGATAGAAGCTGTTGTTTAATGTTTCCACAATTGTGCGGGCTGTGCCTTCACGGTCAAATGCGCCTGTAACTGTCAGGTTGATCGTTGTACCGCTTCCGCCTTCGGCTTGACGGAAACTGCCAGCGTTAAATGAGCCTGAAACAACGTTGCTTGCTGCGGTTGCAGCTGAAGCAGCTGCGCTTGCTACGCCACCGCCAGTTGATCCGCCACCTGAACTAAGACCTGTTGGCACACTTATTGTTGGTGTTGATGAAACCATGCCCGTTGACATGCTGAAATTACCTAAAGCACCTGTTGCCGTTGAACCTGATCCACCGCCAATTTTTGGAATTGGTTGAATGTCTGATCCTGGCTTAACTAGATTTATGCCCCTAATTAACAAATTTATGCCGTCGATTGCTGTGTTAATAAGTGGTTTTATTGCACCCAAAACATTGGCAATGACATTTAAAACAACGTCTGCGACTTTTCCAATTGCCTTAAATGCGTCGCCCAGCACTCGGCCAATAACGGGTGCAGCGGCTTTGATTACCTCAAAAAAAGATTCAAATTCATCTTTGTTTTCAACAACCGTTTTTTTGATTCTGTCAAAAGTATCTTTAAAGGCATTAAAAATTGGTGTAACAATACTTTTTAAAATTCCAGCAACGTCGCTTATGACTTTGCCAAAACCTGCACTGCCAGTAATGCTAAAGGCGTCGGTAAATGCGTTAATGGCTGGCAATGCGTTGTTATTGATAAACTGCAAAAGTGTGTCAAGGATTGGAAGCAACGCCGTACCGACAGCTTCTTTTGCTTCACCAAATGCGACTTGGACACGTGCAATTTTGCCTGCGTAAGTGTCTGCGTTTCTTGCAGCTGCGCCGCCAAACAATTCAGTTAAACGACCTTGCACTTCTTCAAACGACATTGTCTTTAACTCAGCTGTTGACAGACCAACGCCTAGTTTGCCAAGGGCTGCCGTATTGCCGTCGTATGCCTTTGACAATGAATTTGCCACTGCTTCGACCGGCTTACCCGTCGCCGCTGAAATGTCAAGTGCCGTTGCCAGTAAATCTTGCGCCTTTGTAATGTCGCCCGTCGATCTAACTAAACGTCCTAAAGCTGGGCGCAATTCGTCGTCAGCAACACCAGTTGCCAATGACATTTGTAGTATTGAATCTTCGGTTGCTTTGATCTGTGCCTGTGTTGCACCTGTGGCATTTTCTAAAGCCAACGCCAATTGCGTTTGTGCTTTTTCATCAGCAATAGCAGCTTTGACGCCTTCGATTCCAATGGCAATTGCGGCAGCGCCAGCGGCGGCCGCAGCTGCGGCAAATGCTTTACCAATGGCAACGCCAGCTTTACCAACCTTGTCGCCAAATGTGTCAACGTCTCCTGACGCCGTTTTCAGCGATTTGTTAAGATTGTCAACGTCGCCAAGAATCGAAAGTTTAAGGGTGCGACTGCCAGCCATTAGTCATACTTCCTAACTATCGTTGAAAAC